GTTGGGAACAATCACAATGGTGCGTCCATATTTTTCAGCACAATGACTCAATGTTGCTGTCATAATTGTTTTGCCAGCACCAGTGGCAACTTCTTGCAGTGCTTGTGTGTTGGTGAAAAATCTATTTACAACTTCCACCTGGTCATCACGCAACACAATGGGCTGGCCTGCAAATCTATGACCAGCTGGCCAAACTTTTCCTTGATCAGCCCAGTAGTGTGTGGTGATTTCTTCAAATTCAATCTTGCTGGTCGTGCGCAAATCGTCCAATTCGTCAATACTGATATCCATGTCTGCAAGTATACCAAGACATCTTTCCAGTTGGCTAAGATAACCGTTACCACCCAGTCCAAACATTGACACTTTGCCGTCCCACCGACCCAACTGATATGCCGGACGATATCTAGCAGTGGGATCTTCATACTTGAATGTGTTGGTCAGCTTTTTACGAGCATCAAGGGCCAAGCCTTCGAATTTAATGTTAACTTCATCTCGTATGATTAGTTTTACTGTCATTTTAAAATTACTTTTTTATCAAACATTGGATCAGCATTTGACCATTCAATGATACAGTCGCAACAGTTGGAGTATATACTGGTTTTGCCGTGACGCAGGCCCATTTTGGTATCCAGGGCAATCACACTCATTGGCTTCCATGAATTATTGAGGAAAAATTTGGGTATTTTTCCACTCATTACAACTGCCACTTTTAGGTCATTATCCAATCTGTGGTTGTATTGTTTTTCTGCAATGATGCTGTTGAATTGTTTCCCCATTGGATCATTGGGCAATCTAAAATAAACACCGACATCATTTGAAATACTGTTTTTTTCCAGGGCATCTGACAAAATTTGTAAATTTGTGAGGTATTGTGCATTGACTATTGTGTCGAATACCACCAACAATGGAAGCCTATGCAAATTTATCAAACTGGCTACCACTTCAGCCAAGTCATGCTGTTCTTTGTCAACCCATACTCTGGGTTTAGATCTGTTGGCAATCACTTCAACCAGTGTTTCGCCATGATTTTTTGCATTTTCTGTGAAATACTGATATCGCATACTTCGATCATTAATGATGTTTTGATCGATGGGTGTTTCGATACCAAGGTCATCGGTTATGTGGCGTAAAAAGTTTTTGTGTTCAATATTTGAGATAATGAACTGATTGCGAAATTCCGTTTCTGACCAAGATTTTATGGTGGTATAGTGATTTTTTATGGTTTCGTCGATATCAAAATCATGTGGTTGAAATGCCTCGTACAACGCCACTATATTTTTTTCGGTCAGCTCAGCGGTCCATGTTTTTCCGGCAAGAGATGCCACAAGCCCTTCTACTGTTTTTGATAAATTTTGTAAAATTTTGCGAATTTCTTGGCTGTATGTTAATTCTATGAATAATATAGATTCATGCTCTTCATTTTTCTTAATATAGAATTTTTTAACTTGTTCTATATGTCTAAAACTTTTTGACCAGATTGGAGCAGATGTAGTGGTAGAAATTTCTTCAGAAAAATTAGGTAATTTTTTGCTATTTTCTCTCAAAATCTTGATCAACAAGCGACCTTGATTTTCAGTGATAAAAAAGTTGCTGGCAATTGATGTGGCCAAGCTACGCAGTACCTTACTGTCCCTAGGCGCCATTGTTTCTTCAATAGCAGGTTCAGTAAAATTTACAATTTTTAATAAAAGATTATCTACAGTCATCATACAGTAAGTATACACTAACAATCATCAAAGGTCAACTTCTTAGAAAAAAATAGGCCTATAATTATTTAAGGCCTATGGAGTCTGTTTTGAGCAGATTGATTATAAACTGGCGTCTTCCATTCCAGCAATACGTAATTTTACAATATTAGTAATTTGCCATTGTTTTTGGTCTAACCCTTTGGTGATACCTAACCATTTGTTTCTAAGCAAAGCAAATTCATTGATAATTTTTTCCATATCAATTACATCTGCTTCGCCTTCGACAAATTTTTCACAATCTCTACTACTCAAAGCACGTTGGTAACTTTCAAGATACTTACGAAAGAAACCACTCTTGAGACGCCGGAGTTCAATGTTAAGATATTCCAATATTGCTTCAATTTCCTGTAGTTGGCTGAATCTGTGTTCAACTACACCAGGCAATGCCGCACTGGCACGTTCCACGTTGCCGTATAATTTGACCTCTTTACGGGCTTCGATCAGTTCGTCTTCAAAATACAGCACTGCATCGGGAATGTTGCTAATGTCTTTGGCAATATCGGTATACCAACCCATTGTTATTCCTCGTCTTCGTCGTAGTAATCTTCTTCTTCAAGATCTTCCGATTCTTCGTCCATGTAATATTCAATGGCAGCGTCCAGAACACTGTCAACACCTGTTGCGGCCTGCATGACACGATCAGTTACGCCATGATCTGCAAGTAAATCTACATAACGTTCTGCTACACTATCGACAACTTTCTTGTCAATGTAGTCTGCAAAAAGTAACCAGATGTCACCAATTTGTGTTTCATTCAACATTTTCTTCTGTCTCCTCAGGAATGGTAGTTGTTGTTTTAATCAAATGAAATTTATTCATTATCATATCTAATTTATCATCTTTCCATTCTTTTCGGTAGAATTTAAATTCCTCACCTGTTTCGGGATCAACCCATTTGAGTCTGTTGCCTTCTTGTTTCAGCAAGCCAGCTTTCTCGCACATGTCTACCATGCCTGAATAGGGATTCATGCCTGTTTCATATGGAATTTTGATCTGTACAGTTTCAAAAGGTTTAGCATAACGTGTTTTCATAATCTTGCATGACGCACGAATACCCATTACATCTGACACTTTGTTGCCATCCTCATCCTCTTTGAGTTTGAGTTTTTTCATAGCAACAACGATACTGGATGCATACACAAAGCCTTGTCCGCCTGAGATCTTGTCGTCTGGATCAAACATGTCCTGACTTGCATAAGTGTGGTTGGTACATACCATACCCACGTTGTAACTGCCAAACATGTTTACACAGTTACGAACTAAACTTGTAAGTGCCTTGGGTTTACGACCCATGTCTCCTTTCATGTCACCAGCTTGGAACTGATTAATGTCGGTAGGGGTAAGCAACATACCCAACGAGTCTATGACAAATAAGACTTTAGGACGCTCACTCATTTCTTTGTACTCTTTCATGAATTCATGAATGGTTTTGGCCACATCATCAATCATTGCCATGTTGAGTTTAAGAAGTTTTTCTTCGCTAGTGTCTACACCCAGTGCGTGTAACCATTTTTCATCCAACGCATTTTCTGTATCAATCAGGATAACATAAATGCCCTGTGCTTGTGCGTTACGTACTAGATTGCCTGAACAGATAAAACTTTTACCTGCACCCGATTCTCCGGCAAACACAGTGACTTTGCCTAATGGGATTCCTTTGTGGAAATCGCCGCTGATCAAGTAGTTGAGCGTGAAGTTGCCTGTGCTAACCCAATCTGTAGGATCGTTAAACCCTACACCAAGACCGTCAATACTTTTGGTCAAGGTCTTTCTAAATTTCGATAAATCGAAGGCTTTTGTGGCCATAAGTTAATTCTCCTAAATAAGATAACCAGGGCGTACAACTAGGTTGCAGAGGCCCGGGCCGTTTACGCTTTTTGACGATTGCGGATCATTGCCAAGATGTCTTGGGCACGTGAATCGCCGCCTTCACTCGATGCTGAAGCACTTGCTTTTGGAGCAGGAGCCGCTTTAGCTACTGGAGCGTCATCTTCGTCATCATCGTGTGCTACTGGCGCTGGTGCGCTGGCTTTAGGAGTTGCTTTGTTAGGATCGCCAGTGTTTTGGCTCATTCCTGCTGGTTTGAAATACTGTCCCCAACGTTCCATGTCATATGGCTCGCCGTCAACTGAAGCTTCAAACATTTCTTTCATAACCTTCAATTCTACTTCGCCTGGTTTCTTAGGTAGGAAGTCACTCAAGTTATACAAACCGTTGGATTTGATAGCTGCCTGTTCTGCGTCATTTAGTGGACGTTCACGACGTGCCCAACTTGAAGTTGAGTAGTCGGCATAACCACCTTTTGATGTTTTCTTCATGCGATAGTCTAGGCCATGCACATAATCAGTTGGCAAGTCTTCCAATTCTGGATCCACCAGTGCCGCACGAATTGACTGAAAAATCTGTGGGCCGATAATGAATCTGCGGATTGGATTTTCTGGAATGTCGCTTGCCGCTTCGCCAAGTCCGTCTTCTGCAACGAAACCTTGGAAAATATAACTGCGTTTTTTCCAGTACTTACGACCCATATCTTCCAATGCTGGGTCTTTGAACCAACCACGAACTTCAGCCAAGATTGG